TGATGAAAACTAAGACTAAGTACATACCATTTAACATTGGCTCTCGTAAGCAGATAGCTGAACGTCTAATAGGATTAGGATGGAAACCTACACACCATACAGATAAAGGTAATGTAATAGTCAGTGAAGAAATACTATCTAAGATTAAACTACCAGAGGCTGAGATGTTTAGCCGATACTTTTTATTACAGAAACGTACTGGCTTACTCAAAGCCTGGATTAAAGCATGTGAAGACGATGATAGAGTTAGAGGTAGAGTAATGACCCTTCGTACCGTGACAGGCAGGATGGCACATAACTCTCCTAACATGGCTCAAGTTCCAGCAGTCTATTCACCTTATGGTAAGGAATGTAGATCGTTATGGACTGTCTCTAATCCAGATACACATACCTTGATTGGTACTGATGCATCTGGGTTAGAGCTACGTTGTCTTGCTCATTACATGAATGATCCTGACTTTACCAATGAAGTTCTTAATGGTGATGTACATACAGCTAACATGAAAGCTGCTGGTCTTACTGATCGTGACCAAGCTAAGACTTTTATCTATGCATTCTTGTATGGTGCTGGCCCTGCTAAGATAGGTAAAGTAGTTGGTGGTAATGCTAAGAGAGGACAACAGTTAATAGCTACGTTCTTATCTAACATGCCGAAGCTTAAGAAGCTAAGAGATGATGTTGCTAAGTGGTCTAAGAATGGTACTATACCTGCTCTTGATGGTAGGTTATTGCATATTAGGTCAGAACACGCAGCAGTTAATACATTACTACAAGGTGCAGGAGCTATCATATGTAAGCAATGGCTTGTGCATATCACTGAACGTATACGTAAGTCAGGTGTTGATGCTAAGTTAGTTGCATCTATACATGATGAATACCAATTCGAAGTAGCTAAGAAAGATGCTCAAAGGTTTGGTAAGATTACCAAGGATGCAATGAAAGATACTGAGAAGACACTGAAGGTTAAGTGTCCTCTTGATTGTGAGTTTAAAACTGGTACAACATGGAGTGATACGCACTAATGACACATAACAATAGAAGATTTGATAAGAAATCATATGAAGCTAATGATGCTAGAGCTAAGAAAGCTATGGTAAATTACTTAACACTTCATAACTTTACTGATATTGTAGATAAAGAAGATTATTATTTTGATGTCTCAGCTAATAAGAAAGACCAAAAGTTTTTCTTTGAGGTTGAGATTAAAAATCAATGGGGTTCTAATTGGAATCCTTCTTGGGAGGAGGTACGTATTCCTCAACGTAAACAAAGATTGATCAATAGAAAGGAGAAAGATTACCCAGACCATGAACTATATTTTGTTATCTTTAATACAGATTGTACTCAGGCTTGGTTCATTAAAGATAAAACTGTAGATGAATCGAGTGTAGGTACTATACAAAACTCTACTAGAATAGGTGAGCCACATCTAAAAGAACCTTTCTTTCATATACCTATAGACAAAGCTAAAAAAATTCAAATTAGTTGTTGACCTATAGAAATATGTGTGGTATAATTACGTTCTAATTAATTTAAACTCATGTCACAATAGAGTGACGATAGAAAAAGGAAATAGAAATGAATGATCCAATATATGTTACAGGTAAATGCCATTACGCTTCTCTCGTAGAGCCTAACACTAAGTTCGAGCCAGTGTGGTCAATTCAAATTGAAGTAGATGATACCAACCGTCCAGTGATTGAAGGTGCTGGACTTACAATCTCTAACAAAGGTGATGATCGTGGAGACTTTGTTACTATTAAACGTAAGGTAGCTAGAGCAGATGGTACTAAGAAACAAGGACCAATAGTAAAAGACTCTCAGAATAATGACTGGGATGGTAAGTTGATTGCTAATGGTAGTACTGTTAATGTTAAGGCTATCCCATTTGAGTGGAGTTATGCTGGGAAGTCAGGTATATCTGCTGACTTAGCTGCTGTACAAGTAGTAGACTTTATTGAGTACAGTGGTGGCACAGGTACTGACTTTGATGTTGTTCCTGGTGGCTATGTAACCCCAATAGTTGAAGAAGATATTCCTTTCGCCTCTTAATTTAAACTAAGGGAGACTTGGGGGTAGAGATTGTGTGTGGTTTCTACCCCTATTTTTTTATACTATGAAAACAATAGATACATTAGTTAAAGACATATACGATTTGTTTTCTCTTGATCCAATTAAAATGGATGAGCAGGAAGTAGATAAACATATTGATACCTTTGGTGAGATGCTTAAGGTACACATCAAAGCGTTCATGTACGAAGAGCCTCGTACTAGGGGAAATCTTAGACTATCTGCAATAGGTAAACCTGATCGACAGTTATGGTATGATGTCAATAGTAAGAAAGATATTGAAGACCTACCACCTAGTACACGTATTAAGTTTCTATATGGTTATATCTTAGAAGAACTTCTTCTACTATGTGCCTCTATTGCAGGTCATAAGGTTACCGATCAACAGAAAGAAGTTAGTGTTGAAGGTGTCTTAGGGCATCAAGATGCTATGATAGATGATATCTTAGTTGATTGTAAGAGTGCATCAGGCTTTAGCTTCAAGAAGTTTAAAGATAATAAGTTACTTGAAGATGATCCCTTTGGCTATATAGGACAGATCTCTGCCTATGCTCAAGCTAACGGTGTCAATGAAGCAGCATTCTTAGTGATAGATAAATCAAGTGGGGAGATATGTCTTACCCCTGTACATCAGATGGAGATGGACAATGCTAAAAACAGAGTCAAGCATCTTAAAGGAATGGTTAGGCATACTAGTGTTCCTGATAAGTGTTATTCTCCAGTACCTGATGGTGAGTCTGGTAATCTTAAGCTTGCTATTGGTTGTATTTATTGTAATCATAAGCGAGAGTGTTGGTCTGATGCTAATCAAGGGAAAGGATTACGTGCATTTAAATATGCCAGAGGTCTTAACTACTTGGTTAAAGTATCTAAGGAACCTAAAGTTGAAGAGGTAGTTAACTGGTAATGCATTGGAAATATAGTACTAAGCCTAACCTAACTAAGTTTGGTTTTGTTTATTGCATAACTAATATTAAAACCAGGCAAGCTTATATAGGTTGTAAACAATACTTTAATTATAAAAAAGGTAAGAAGAAAGCTGAGTCTAATTGGAAGTCTTACATGGGGTCTAGTAAACATTTACTTGAAGACATAGATAAATTAGGTAAAGATAATTTTAAATTTGAAATGATAGCTGAGTTTAAAAACAAACGAAGCTTGCGTTACTACGAGTGTTACTATCAAATGAAACATAATGTTTTATGTAGTACACTCGAAGGAACTGACTCACCTGCATACTATAATAACTATGTAGGTGGTAAGTTCTATAGGCCAGTGGAAGAATATTATGATAGAGAGTGATGACTTATATGATTTAAGTGCAGATGTTACAGTTAGTTCTTTATACGATTTAACAGATAAAAATGGACACCAATCTTTATACGTTTCTGTTGTCCTTCAAGCCCTGTTAGATCTTACTAAGCCGTTAAGTAAGAGCGAAGATAGCTCAGTTCAAGTATATAGAGATCAAGCACAGTCATGGATCTTTAAAGAAGTTGGTGTTACTTGTGAAGACTTTGAAGAAGTATGTTTCTATGCAGGATTAGAACCTAGATTGATAAGAAAGTTTGCTTATAATGTAATTAACTCAGAGGATATAAGTGATGTCAGAAGAAATTTCCAAGCCTTACTCTAAAGCTTTACATAATCAAGTAGGTGGTAGCCACTACACAGATTGTGGTATACAGCCAGTAGAATATATCCATGCGAATAAGCTTGACTACTGTGAAGGTAATGTGATAAAATATATAACTCGACATAGAACTAAAGGTCAAGGTAAAAAAGATATAGAAAAAGTTATACACTATGCACAACTAATCTTAGAATTAGATTATAATAATTAAAGGAATATTGTAAATGGAAAATGAAGCACACTACGGTATGACACTCCCCATATCCGAAGAGATAGATTCAGTTAAGTATAGACAAACAGGTGAAGACTTCTATAGTAAAGTTGTACGTATAGCTGAGTCACTTAAAGATACACCTGACCACTTTGAAAACTTCAAGGATGCACTTAGGCATATGAGGTTCCTCCCTGCTGGTAGGGTACAGAATGCTATGGGTGCAGCTAGACAAACAACTGCATATAATTGTTTTGTCAGTGGTACTATCGAAGATAGCATGGACTCTATCATGGGCAGAGCTACTGATGCGGCTGAGACAATGCGTAGAGGTGGTGGCATAGGCTATGACTTCAGTAGGCTACGTCCTAG